CTTATGTAGGGCATCTACAACCGCTTCCGCATCAGCCGACGGGACGATTATGTCATCACCGTAGACGTAGACGTTCCTCGAAACGATGTAACAATTTCGAGGTGTCACAGAAAGGTTGCGCTTCTCCAAGAGTGCTAACACGATTATCGTGTAAAAGTACATAGCCTCTACGGGGAAACACAAGGCGCTACCCATGGATGCGAATTTTTGCAATGGACCGACAGATTCTCCGTCGGGCATCACGGCCATTCGCGATCTGCATGCATCAATGGCATGTAAAAGTTCTTCATTGCCACTGAACATCATGAGTGCCAAGTCATTTGGGACTCGATCACTCGCGTCCGACAGGTCTAGGGTTGCAAAATCCTGCCTGTGCGAAGCAGACAATGCTAAGCTCTGATTTACCTTTTGGTCACGAAAATTAATGTGACCTCGGGTCAACCAGTATGACTCGATGGCAGAGTAAAGCTCACCTCGAATCCCTTGCTGTGCAAATTGCATACAGCAGGGCTCAATTGCTATTATCCGCGGGCCCTTGAGTGTCTTGGGGACAGGAGTCACCCTTACGGGTAGTTCCTGATGTTCCTCCAAGAAATCAACGTCCAAGCCCTCCTCCCAATCTTCGGCAGCGCCCAAACAGATAGCGTTGCCGTAAAAGGGAAAATAGGGTTCCAAACGTTGATGCCATAGCTTCCAAGTGTATTTCTGATTTCCTGAAACACGTTCGGAAGTGGCACCGGGTCCATGTCTTGGAATGCAACGGTCAATATCAATAGAGTTGACCATATTATCCCATAAACAACTAGAGACCTCACTAAAAACTGTGAAGTCTTTTGCCGACAACATGAACGCCTTAAAGGAGCGCTCAATTTCTTTGAAGTTGAGGAGGGACGCACGGACCCTTTTGGGTTCGCAGTCGAGCTCCAATTTCTTGAAGACGTTACAAACTTGTCGTACGCCTTCAATGATAACTGGAACATCAGCAAAATCAGTTGATGTCTCATTGTCATTGAAAATCCTTCCTGTATCTCGATCAAAGATACGACGTAGCATACCTTGCAGGAATGCTGGGATTGCTCCACTTTTCCGAAAATTACGAAAAAGTGAATGGTCGACCGAACCTTGAGCTAGACAACTTTCGAAGTCTTTGCAAAAGGACGGCAGGGTAATCGTCAAAAACGACATGCCCTCATCTTTGACCCGTGATCTGATGTAAATCAAATCACGTAAATCTGAGACTGGAGCGGAACACTTCATGCAAGCGTCATTATAGACCGCTTCCATGACCCTCAGGTAGACACTTACGTTGCTTTTCAAGTTTCCTCGCCTTTCTGGAGAGGTAATACTTCAAGCCACGCCGTTCACCTCCGGGTTTTGCCGGCAATCAATCATGATGGGGGCCCCGTCAAATACGATATGACGTGGAATCACGAACTTTTTGAGGGCTTCGCTTTTGGACGTTTCTTGCTCGGTAATTGTTTTACCGGAAGAGCCGCCATTTCCTCGGGCGATAAATCTTCAACCTTTGCTGCTCCAGACAAAATTGCCTTGATCAGTTTAGCTTGAGGACCTTGCGCGTTGGAAATGCCAATAAGACGGTCAACATCAACACCAGCTGCTTCTAGAGCTGCTAGTGCTTGTTGAGTCCGTTGAAGGCCGTTGAGAAGCTGTTTAAAAAAGTTTTTCATCGTTAGAACCCTCCTTTAGCTTTCGCTCCCGAAGAGTTTCCCCGATGCGGTGCTGTCAAGCCAGGTTTTAAAACCTGTCCATTGAGCATCCAAAGCGGTGGCATCAAAGCCAAACGCAGGGATGTCAAACATGACCGAAATGCCAAGCGTCTGAGAAACCACTCGACTCGCGTCGAATGGATCAGTTGCATTGACCTTTTGATCAAATCGCGCAATTGCCTTTCTCGAACCACCTTTTGATGGGTGATGAGAGATGGTAAGCGTGAACAAGCCATCGGATTTTTGATAGATGGACTTACGTCCAGATGTCTCAACCCGAGGCATAGACTTAGCAGAACCGCTAACTGTGATTGATTGTGGGTCGGTAAACATTGTGGTTGTCTCCTAGGTTATTGGGAAAGTAATATCAAACCAAGACCGTGGTCTTCCACACCACAACCCAGACATAGGGTTTGAAAGATAATCCTAACTGAATCGGGTTAGACCCAAAGCGGCCAGGATGGTTAATTGCTTGGGAGATAAAGATTCCCAAGTAAGACCGAAGCCATATGGATTACTTGCACCATACCTCTGTTTTGAATGAGTTTGCCTCATCCACTCAAGGGTGAGCATGCCATTGCAGAAGTTGATGTGTGACACTTGTCGCACATTGTTCTCCCGCTTGTGCATTACGTACAAGTATTTGGAGGCTACACCGTCATTCCGAATAGCGTTTTCGACATCAATGAAGTCGCCAACGCTAGCGAACCAATCGATGAGCCAAGTCCAAGGTAATACCTTATAGACCACTGCAGGATTGATCCTTGCGCCGTACAGCGTTAATAATTGCTGTGCTTTGTTCAAGGTCGATTCGTGCCCCTGGAGTGAGGCATCGAACTCCGGACGATAGTACGTGAACTGTCCTTCGGACCATACACGGAGTTTAGACTCCATGTATACTTCGTTGTAACAGAAACACGTTATTCCATCTATCACCATGTCGTTACAGACGCCCTGGATCTGGAAATTGGCAGATGGCCAACACCCAGTTTGTCCAAGTTGTCTAGATAAACGAACGAGTGATTCCGTGGTCTCAAGCAGCCTACTTCGTCGTATCCAACGACCATTGTCACGAATTTTCTGTGCAATGTATTCGTGGGACTTCCAAAAGACACGATTTATGTCTTTTAGATCGCGTACGAACGGTAGCCAGCCGAACTGGACGTTCAGAAACTGATTGGCGTATTTCTTTGGTTGCCTTAGGGCTTTTGAGCCCCCACCCAGAGATAACCATAAATCGGAAAATCCCTCGGCAGTAGTTTTAAGCATGCGTGGTACCTCTCGAAATTCGTAGAGGAATTGAGCCACGTTTGCTTCCTGAACGGACGGCATTGTTCGCTTAAATGCCGTTGCTGTATACTGTGCAATTGAAGGAAAAGCAGCAAGATCTCCAGGGGAAGTACACGCATCCAGATAAGTTTGGACACTAGCATCACCTGAAAAGGTGGGGTTGGTGAAACCCCCGTGATACTCCATCCAGAAGCCGGGCGGATAGCCGGGCTTTCCTTTGGAAGTATACTTGCCATTACCCTTCACTCCATATTGAGGAACACTCGTTTTGAATTTCGCGAAAGGTCCGCCAGTACGATAGGGTGGTCCAACGTGG